GAAAAGAAAAAGCGGAGTGTGAAACCGCTACACCTAATGCTATTGCTAACTAAGGAAAACTGAAGAGGCCGGTTCAAGAAAGGCGAGCGAAGAAGAACGGGCAAGAAACTTCGCAAGGACCGAGGTCAAAAGGGGTGAATTAAGTGGTGAGGGTGGGGGAGATGGAGGGGGCGTCGAGAAGCAGCTTTCCGCGTATGAGCACGGTTCCGCAGATTGGGGCTTTGGTGCCGAGGCTCACGCAGTCAGCGTTCTGATGGAAACTGGCATGGAGGCGGGGGGTGTCATAGTACTTGGTCGAGTCTTTGATAATGGGGTTGAGGGACAGGAGTGGGCAAGGAATGGAGATGGACGAGGCGATGCCGAGAGGGCCACCGAAGGAGACGCGTTGGGAGCCGTAGGTGTTCATGATGTTTTCGGCGGTGAGGGATTGGTCGTTGGTGGTCCAGGCGAGGTCGATGGTGATGGGGTACTTGTATGAGATGGCCATGGGTGTGATAAGGGCTTCGAGCTCGACGAGCTTGGCGTACCGGAAGGGTGTGGTGAGATGGATGATGGGGGTGGCGTTGGCTATGTCTTGGCTCGTGATCTTGGATTCTTGGCCGTTGAGGTCGTAGTAGATCCACTGGAATTGGCGGCTCACACCAGCAGATGGGGACTTGGCGGTTGCGATGGGCGGTGACGGCGAAGGAAGCTGAGGAGGAGGAATGACGCGAGAGCCAGCGTCAGGGACAGCGCCAGGTTCTTGAGGAGGAGAGGCAATCGACGGCACATGGGAGCGGGAGAGGCTTTGGATCAGAGGGAGGAGGAAAGAGAAATCCATGGAGGGCGGGGGAATGCGGGCGGCTCCAAAGAGCAAAGGTAAAGGGGCGGCGGGAGAAGACGTGTTAGCTTGGAAGTCTTGAAGGTGGCGGATGATGTGAGTGTCAGCTTGGTCGTTATGCAATTCTGGAAGCAATTCACCCTCATTTGGAGAAGCGATGGGGAGAAAAGATGAGGTGGGGGAGCGTTTGGAAGCGATGAAAACACGACGGGCGGCGACAGGTAGCATGCTCCAAACGGGGGCGGTGATGGATGAAAGGGCAGAGAGGATGGAGTTGATAGTGGAGGAGGGGATTTCTCCGATGTTGAGAGCGACTTTGAGGGCGGGGGGGGCGTGGCGGCAAAAGAAGTCGAAGCAGGCAGATTGAAAGGAAACATGGGAGAGGGGGAGCAGATTCCACATGGATTGCCCGAGGGAGTGGCCGACAGAAAATTCGGTTAGGTAACTGACAAGCTTGTCTGGGATGGTGCTGTCGTCTATGGCCATGGCAAGTTTCGTGAAGAGGGCGAGGGGCGAGCGGCAGGCTCCAGAGGGACCGACGAAGTAGCCACAGAAGAGGGCATACTTGTCTATCTCAATCTTGAAGCGGAGGGAGAGAAGGGGTTGAATGGAGGGCCAGGCTTGGTTGAGGGGGGGGATGGAGTCGATAAGGGAATCGTCGCCGCTAACCATAACGGCTTCGGAGGTGATATTGTACTGGGTGAAAAGGACGGCTAGATTGTAATCGGTGTTGTCGTCGTAGGTGCCAGGTTCTCCGGTGAGGCGCATGCAGGTAAGGGGGCCAAATTGGGTGTCAACGTTAGTTTTCAAGTGGACGTGGAGGTCGATGAGGGCTTGAGGGATGGAGAGGCGGTGCATTTTGAGGCGTTCGAGGACTACGGCCTCACCATGTTGGGACTGATCGAAGGCGGTGTAGTCGTTGGCAAGGTGAGGTTGATCGGTGAGATGGTCTTGGCACCACTGTGAAAGTTCGAAGGGTGTGTGCCCGGCGTGGACGTAGATGTTGGATGGGCGATCCTGATTATCAAAGATGCGTTGATATTTCTTGACTGGTCCCAAGAGGAGGATGACGGCGTCGTGCATGAGGGCGAGAGTTTGGCAGGCTTTCCAATTCCCAAAGATGGAGTTGTCGTTTGTTTTGTGTTGGGTCTTGGAGAAAATGCGGACTGCTGACCAG